TTAAAGAGTTTTTATCAAATATATCAGAATCAGATGAATTGAGTCCTGAATCAATTGAATATGAAGATAGTTATAGTTATATTAATTATGATGATTTATCAAAATCTATTGATGATGTTGTTGATAAATATTTAGAAAATCCTGATGACATATTTAAAGTTTGGATTGAAAAAGACAATTTAAATATGTTCAAAAAATTTGAAAAAAAATATGCATTTTATGACTATACATATGATTTTTGGTTTAATAGCAACAGGCATAGAAATAATTTATTAGTAATGGCTAAATTATATAATGGTAAAATATTAGAATGGTTTAAAACTTATAATTTCCAAAAATATTTAATTGGAGATGATATGGATAATTACAAATTATTAAAAAATGCAGAAATACTAAACACAGAAATTGAAAGTGAATTCAGTTATATTGTAAACGCAGATAAATTTAATATATAAAAATATGAAACACCTAAGATTATTTGAAAATTTTGAAGATGAAGAAGATATTGATATTTCTGAAGAAGAAGATGATGATGACGATGACGATGAAGATTTTGAACATTATACTCATTATAATGAAGGAGATTATGTAAAATTAGACAAAGATGAAAATGAGTGGGATGCTATAGGATTATTTGCTAAGATAATTGAAGTTAACAGTCATAGGTTAGATGAATACGAAAACGAGATGTTTGAACCAAGGTACAAAGTAAATTCAATTGATAAAAAAACTAACTCATTACATGATTTTTGGGTTGGAGAGAGTGAAATTGATTGTAACTTAACACCAGAGGAAATTGAAGAATTTGATTTATTATTGAAAGCAAGTAAATTTAACATATAAAAATGAAACATATAAAATTATTTGAAAATTTTGAAGATGAACATGATATAGATTTAATCGTTGATAATTATATAGAAGCATTAATTTGGACTCAAGAAGGTGTTGGAGAAGATGCTGATGGTAATGATCCAATGGATGGTAAAAATATATCAGATATTAATAAAGAATCAAAAGAAGAAATAAAAAAAGAAGTTGAATGGTTTATTAATTCAGCAGGTGATGTATTTGAAGAACTATCAGATGATCAAATTGGACATGATTTGTGGCTAACAAGAAATGGACATGGATCTGGTTTTTTTGAAAGAATCGAAGAAAAAGAAAATTTAGAAATAATAGAGGAATTGTGTGATATACTAGGAAATGCTGAAGTTTTTGTAAATGACGATGGTGAAATATATCATGAATCTAATGATAGATATAAAACTTTCAATTTAAAAGAGTATCGAAAGGAAAAAGAATTTGATAAAACAGTAAAGAAATTTAATTTATAACATATTTAAAAAACAATATATTATGATAAGCATTAAATCAACAAAAACAAAACCTAAATATAAAATAGGTGATTATGTTAAATTAATTGATGATAATTGGGAGATTGAAAATTTAGTACATATTTTAGATATAAATGATGATATCGAAAATCCAGATTATTATGTAGACGCAATCTATATTAAAACAAAGGAAAGAGTAAAAGTGTGGATTGATGAAGAAGAAATAGACAAGAAAACTAATGCAAAAGAAAAAATAAAATTTAAAAAAATTGAAATACATAAAAAAATATGAAAGTTCTAATTTAAATGAAATTGAAAAACTAGTAAATCATTTAATTATTTTTATACGTGGAGATAATGATAATATTAATTATACATCATATAATGGAGATTATGCATTTTTATATACTATCAGTGGTGTTCAAAATAAATATTTTATGAATGTAAGATTGTCAACTAATAAAGAATATATTTTATTTAATATTGATACTATAATTCAAAATCCAGGGTGGATAAATAAATATATTGAAGAAATATCACAATTTATTAAATTTATAATGGATAAATACACAGAACTTGGTAGAATAAATATTTCAAATGTTGATAATATTATAAATGATGTTACAAAAGAAAAGTATGAAATTTATTTAAATACACTAAAATACAATTTATAAAAAAAAGAGAGAATCTTTGATTCTCTCTTTTGCTATTTAGGTTCATTAAATCGCACGGTTTATCTTTATTTTTGAAAAAGATTATCCTTCACATTATTTTCTGCATAATAAGTAGTAGCTGCAGATATATTTGAATATGCTACTGTTATTCCATCATTTGTTGCATCATAATTAAAAGAATTACTACTACTCATTCCCATTGATTCAGCAACAAAACAAGAATCTTGATTTGCTCCAAGATATATAAATTCAGTATTAAATTCCTCTCTCATTTCTGTTACCATGTTTTTTATTAATTCTCTATGATACACTCTTGATGAATTTTCTTCACCATCTGTTAATATAACAAATAATGTTTTATCACTTCTTTTGCTTTTTTTAGTTGATCCTAAGAGATCTAAATAATTATCAATACATGTACCAAGTGAATCATATAAACTTGTTCCACCATTAGCATAATAAGTATCTTCATTAAGTTCGTCTACATCATTAATATCAACATTATTATATGGCATATAAAAACTTGTATCAAAAAACATCAATGAAAAATTTATTTTATTTCCACTTTCTTTTTGTTCCATTAAGAATTTATTGAATCCTTCTCTTGCTTTCTCTATTATCGAACTCATTGAGCCAGACATATCTAACATACAAACTATATCTATCTTATTCATATATTATATAATTTTTTCTCCACATTTTGGACAAAATTTCCAAGTAGATTTTCTCAAACGATACCCGCAATCTCCACAGTACTCTCTTATCTCATTAATACTCTGTGATTTAGAAGAATAAGGCATAAGTTTATAAGATATTGAGTGAAAAAATGTATCTGAAAACGCCACATTTACATTTTTCAATTTTTGTTCTGACAAATCTCCTTTTTCAATTCTACCAGTTTCAATAGTATTAACACTTAAAGTTGATGTAGGTGTTGAGTTAATATTTAAGCTTGATGTATATGTTGAACTAATACCAAGATTATCTGTGCTGCTAAATGACATATTACCTATGTTATTACAACTTTGTGTATAGATATTATTTATACCACTTAAATCAGAATAGCATCTTGAATTTGAATTGCTGCTATTAAATGTAGAATTTCCAGATAGTGTTATGAATGTAGAATTACCGTAATTATTTTCATATTTAGTTGGTTTAGGTGGAAATTCATATTTCACATTGACTTCATTGCTATTATTACTTCTAAAATATTCTTTATAAAAATTAAAAGTAATTAATCCATTGTTTTCAACAGCTTCAACAGCTTCTTTATTGTTTCCATCAATGTTATAGGTTTCAAATAACATTTTACGTTGCTCATCTAAAAATCTGTCTAAGAATACATCTTGACCAGGATTTAAAATTAAATAAGAATCTCCTTTTTTTACTGAATTGAAAATTATTTCTACCCCTATTTTTTCTTTTAAAGGGTTAAATAATTTAAGTTCAAAGTTATCTCCATCATTCAAGTAAATGATGTTATCCTGATAAACTTTTAATTCGTTACGTTTACTAGTAACTTGAACAGAAGGGTTTCTGTTCAACATTTTGTTGTTTTTCATTGTTTTTTATTTTTTTTATATTTTTAGTTTGCTAATTCATTCATTGCCTTTCAACAATTCCAAAGTCATAATGGCTCTAAACTAACACAACCCAAAAAAATGAACCTTGTCACTTTAAGTGCGACATTATTATATATAATTTTTCTATCACCCCCATAGTATTAAAATATATTAAAATTTAAATTATATTCAATTTTTATTTGTATCTTTGTAGAATAATTTAAAATAATATGTTATGAAAGCAGAAAAAACAGTTTGGTCATATTATTATGATGATTATATTATTAAATCAGATTCAATATATATTGAAAATTTAGGAATATTTAATGGTGATTATAGATATAAAGGTGATGAAACATATTGGTTTTCAGAAAAATATGATGAATTCTATGACAATGAGATAACTATTGATGAAGTTGAAAAATTTAAAAACAATACCAAATGATTAAATTTTTTAAAATTACCAAAAAAACAATACAGGACCATATGATTATGCCAGTTAAATATCATGAGAAAAAGGTTCTTCAAAAACAAGAAGAATATGATGCTATTCAGATAAGATTAAAAAAGTTTGAGAAAGAACAAATTGAACGTAATAAATTAATATCTGAACTTGATGATATTCATATGAGATTAGAGAAAAGTAAAGTTGATAAAATTTCATCTGAAGAATATCATGAAATTTATAAAAAATTATTAGAAATAGAAAAACAAAAATAATTATGAAAAATGTAACATTTTATGTCATTTGCTTTATTATTGGTATTATAATAGGATGTATTCCTAGCTTGTTTAAAATTGAATATATATCATTTAAATGGTGGACAATAATTTTAATATCTGACATTTTATTTGTACAAATTTTAAGTTACATAGATTCAATGATAAAAAATAAAAAGTCAAAATCAAAATGAAAGACTTAAAAAATATCACTCAAGAAGAGGTTGAAACAATATGTGAATTACTTGAAGAACCATATATAAATCATATGGCTGGACTTTGGAATTATGGGCTGGCAGTTCAAATAATTACAACATCAACTGCAAATAATAACAGAGATGATTCTTATGTAACCATTTTTTATGATGGAAAAATTAATTTACATAGAAATAATGGTAATTGGGGTGGTATGAGAGATGAATCAATATGTTCTTTGATTATAACTGACTACTTGAGAAGTGAAGGCTATGAATTCAAGTATGAAATACCTAAAAAATTAGAAAGAAAGTTTAAATTAAATGAATTAAATAAAATATCTAAACTATAACTCACTAATAATATTAATTTAAAAAGACTACAGAAATTTCTGTAGTCTTTTTTTGTATTTTTTGACTTCATTATATTTATATATACATATAAAACATTATATGAAAGTACAAAAAACGTTTACAATAGAAAAAGAAATATCAAAAGAATTTGATAAGATTTCAAAAGAGAAGTCAATTAATAAATCATTATTCATAGAAAATGCTATGAAAGAATTTATTCAAAAAACGATAAATCAAAAATGATTATTGGTGTATATAAAATAACAAATCTAATAAATAATAAATGCTATATTGGATCATCAATAAATGTCAAAGGAAGAATATGTGCGCATAAAAATGATTTAAAAACTAATAAACACCATTCTATTAAATTACAAAGAGCATATGATAAATATGGAATTGAAAATTTTAAATATGAAATTATAGAAGAATGTGAAATAGAAAATATAATAATTAGAGAACAATATTATATTGATTTTTTAGATTGCTGTAAAAACGGATATAATGTATTACCAAATGCTGGTAATAATTTAGGTATGAGACATAGTGATAAGACAAAGGAAATATTAAGGCAGAAAAGTATGGGAAATAAAAGTCATTTTGGTATAAAACAAAGTGATGATACTAAAAAAAGAATATCAGAAAAATTAAAAGGAATACCTTTATCCGAACAGACTAAATTAAAAATGAGTAAATCAAGAAAAGGTAATGTTTCAGAAAAATCAATTATTTATTTAATAAAATTTAATAAATCAAGAATAGGAATTCCGTTATCAGATGAAACAAAAGAAAAAATAAGTATCTCAAAAAAAGGTAAACATCAAAGCAAAGAGACTATTGAAAAAAGAGTAAAAAAGAATACTGGACAGACAAGAACAGATGAAGTTAAATTAAAAATGAGTAAAGCTATGACTGGGATAAAAAAAATACCGATGTCTGAAGAAAATAAATTATTGAGATCTAAAAAAGTTGCTCAAATATCAGAAAGTGGTGAAATAATAAAAGAATTTGATAGTTTAACAAAATGTGCTACTTATTTTGGTACTAAAATTAATAGAATATGGGAAGTGTTATCAGGTAATAAAAAATCATACAAAAAAAATTATTTTAAATATTTATAAACTTATTATTTTTTTATACTATATAAGAAGTGGAAAATTATCCACTAAATATAAAAATAAATAGTTAAATGATTAAATTACAAGGTGTTGTAAAATTTTACAACGAAACTAAAGGTTTTGGATTTATTAAAAATACTGAAACAAACGAAGACGTATTTGTACACGTTAGCGGATTAATTGACAAAATCTATGAAAATGATAATGTTACATATGAAACAACTCAAGGTAAAAAAGGGTTAAATGCTATTCAAGTAGAATTGGCTGATTAAGATATATTCTTAAAGATTTTAAAAAAAGACTCAATTAAATTGAGTCTTTTTTTATATATTGAATTTATCAGCAGTTTGAGATAATAAATAATCTTTATATTTTTCTGGATAATCTTTTATTATTTTTTTCTTAGTTTCTGGTTTCAAATAATCAAAAAATGTAATATTAACTGTTGTGCCTTTATCATTCCAATTAGCATTTGAATCAATTAATAATTTCAAAATATCATAATACACCACTTCGTTCAATTCAATAATTGAGCTATAAAATCCAGCAAGTAATAATGGTGTCCAACCTTGACTTGTATTATCTTGAAAATTTACATCAGCGCCTTTTTCAATTAAAATCTTAACAATATTTATATCAGC